ACCAACCATTGCCAACAGATGTAATTGTGCTTGTCATTCCTGAGCCAGATGACAATACAGTTCCACTGGCAATATCAAAATATGATTTTGCAAATGTTATTAAAGATTGAATAAAAATAACACTTCTACCCGCCTGTTTTGCATAAATAGATAATGTGTAAGTAGAACCAACAACTAATACTTCAGAACCGCCAGCACGATTTATATTGTGTTGTCCTGTTGAAGTATCTTCGTTTAATGTTTGACCTGTTGATGTTCCATCAGGTGCAGTTGTAGATGCCGCAGTTATTGTTGAGCCTACTTTAGACCAAGCAGATTGTGTGTAGTCTTGAGAATAGGTAAAGAAATTATTACCCGTACCCCTTAACACTCCTGTCTGTCCTGTAATAGTAGTAAATGTACCTGCGGCTGGGGTAGTAGCACCAATGACTGTGTTGTTGATTGTGCCGCCTGTAATAGATACAGAACTAGCATCTTGAGTGGAGATTGTTCCTAAACCTAAATTAGTTCTTGCACCACTAGCATTTGATGCACCAGTACCACCGTCTGCAATAGCTAAGTCTGTGATTCCAGTAATAGAACCACCAGTGATGGCTACTGCGTTGGCATTTTGTTGCGCCATATCGCCTAAAACACCATCAATACCAGTTAAAGTGTTAATTTGTGCTTGTAAACTAGCAATAGCATCTAAAACAGGCTGAGAAGTACCGCCACCATTAGTAGAGACAGAATGAATCTGTTTAGCAACATCAAGAGGAATAACTGTACCTGCATCAATCTCACGACCATCAGATAAAGTGATTAATAGTGAACCATCAAAGTCAATTTGTGCGTCGGTTACTGAAATACCGTCTACACCATCTTTTCCATCTTTTCCGTCTACACCGTCTTTACCGTCTTGACCTTTATAGCCGTCAACTCCATCACGACCATCTCTACCAGCAGGTCCTTGTTGTCCTTGAACACCCTGTTTAGCAGGAGTATTATTTAATTCAATAAGTTTAGCGTTTAAATCCGATTCAATCTTTTTTAAAGCAGAGACAACTAAGTCTACATTCTTACCAATAGACTCTTCTCGTTTAGCTTTAGCTTCCACAATGGTTTGTTCAACCGCTGCTAAAGCTTTTTGCTGCTCTTCTAAGGAAACAGTTTCGTTTCCTATTTTTTTGATAAAATCTTTAATATTAGCCATTATTTAGATAGTTTCTCTGTTAAAGAGTTAAGAAAATCTTCTTCAGTTTTTCCTATTGTAGCAGATTTGTCTAACATTTGCATTTCTACAATCTTAGTATTGTTTTTCAAGTCTGCTTCTTTAAGCATTAGCTCTGCAATCTTGACTCTGCGGTCAAATTCAACATTGGCTTCGTTACCTTGTTGTGGTAGGTTACGAGAAATAGAAGAAATGACCTTAGCTTCAGTCTCTTTAGGAGCTAACTGAGCCTCAACCATTGTTTTCTGAGCATCAGCCATATCTTTAGCAGCAGAAGCGTCCAAACTCTTAATTTGAGCCTGTGCAGCCTGTAGTTTAAGCTGTTGTTCAGCTTGTTGTAACTGTTGTACCTGTGGATTAGGTTGACTCATCTGGTCTAATGCAGCAGAAAGCTCAACTTTATTAGATAAACTAGAGTTACCGATAATTCCTTTAAGAATCAGTGGCAATACTGGTGTATTTGGTCCTAAAGTTTGCAACAAAGCAATGAATTGTTGCTGTTCATGCTCACGAGCCATGATACCAAGGGTAGCAGTTGGCATAAACTTGTAGTCTTTAGAAGGATAACGCTCAGGGTCGAACTGCATATAACGATAAGCAGCCTTACGAATGAACGGAATCAAGAAATCTTCTTGGAAATTAGTCAGTGTACGCTTGTATTTCTTAATAATACCAGCCATTGCCATTGACATACCGCCTGTACCAGCATCACGAGGAGCTTGTGAAGGCATACCTGACGAATCTACAGTACCAGTGGCTTGCAAAAGCATACGCTCAAAGTTCTGTGAGGTAGCAATGTTAGTCTGGTCTGTCTGACCGAACTTAAATGGGAATAAAATCTCTGAAGGAGCACCATTAGTAAGAATTGCTTTACCGGGTTTAACTTCAAACTTAGCACCTCTAGGAAGCCTTGTAGCGTCCATAGCAATCATTGGCGAGGTAGTTAGGGCTAGACTATCCAAATGACTACGCAATTGAGCGTCAATCGCCTTTTGCATATTGTAGGCTTTTTCTGCAGTGCCACGACCCCAGAAGCGATTAGGAACTGTATCATCCTGATACGCTACGATAGGACGGTCTTTCATCATGTAAGGGGACTTTTCTGCTTTAAGGAGCATAGAATCGTTAGCAATCACGACAATAGCTTCTACAAGGTCAGCGTAATCGTCAGCAACAGAATCATCTGGAAACAAATCAACAACTTCTTCACCGTTATTTTCTAATTGCTCAATGTATTCACGAGGAACAAGACCATAGTATGTTAATAAACGAACTTTACCATCTTGAAACTGTTTAAGTTCTTGAGTAGGCTCTAGTGCAGTATCGTCAGCAGCATAATTAATATTAACTTTACGATAGATACCTTTTTCCATACCTTCCACAACTTTGTGAATAGATACAAACTTTTCAACCGCAACCCCTAACGCATCTTCAACAGTAGAAGAATTAGGGTCAATCAGGAAGTTTTTAGGATTTACTGGATTTAGTTTAACGCAAGTATACTCACGCTCAACTACACCATAGGCGGCTTGTGTAGAGCCGGGAATTGGTTGAGTAGAAGGGATGTATTCTGTTTCTTTTTTAACTACAATCTCACCGATACCAGTACCATAAATCTCTGCCATCAATTCAATTTGGTCAATCTGTTTACGAACTTTTTGTTTTTCTAAATCTTCTTGTAACTGAATCTTGAGCGCAGCGACATCCATTGGTTGTTGGTCAGCAGCGTCATCTTCGATGTCAAAATATTCACCATCACCAAAGATAGCTTCCATAATCTCGGCATGACGAGTTTCTATAGCTTGTTGCGTTGCAGGAGAAATAATCCGGCTACGCTCTGACTCACGAGTTTTGTCCTGTGCTTCCCACTCACCTCTAAAGATTCTTTCGTATTCTTCCCAGTCATCTAGGAAGTTTTGGTCACGATAGTCTCTCCATAAATCAGTGTGCTCGATAACGAACGAGATAATCTCTTTATCTGATTCAGTAGGTTCATCCCACTGAGTTCCTTCGTTCATGTCCATATTTTCAGCCATTTTAGTCCTTGTCAGTAGCCACTAATTATATCCATACATTCATATTCTTCATCAGCATCGTCAAAAGCATAAGTTGTTACCGCTAACTGGTCGATGTAAGACAAAGCATCAGGTAAATCGTCGTGAACTTGATTAGTAGGGAACATGAGCAACTGGTCCACAAACTCATCAAAATCACCTTCAGCATTTAGACTAACTTGACCATGCTCAAACCTACCTTGCAATGCCCAAATCACTCTATCTACTTTTTTCTTATTTCCCTGCGTTAAATCAGCGATATGAGCGTAGCAATTGTGCTGACGCATCAAGTTACTAAGATAAGGCAATACAGCGTTCTTTAGTGCTCCTCGCTCAATTCCTACAGCCATCGGCTCGTACTGTGCGATATTTTTAAGTATTCGAGTCGCTGTCTCTTCAATGTCCCAACGACCTGCTTCAATCTTGTCCACATACCATTTCCCGTCATCGGTTACTTTAACACACGCAATAGCGGATTGGTCTAATCTTTTTTTGGAAGCACTAGCGTTCTTAGCCACTTCTTCAAATCCAGCTAAGTCAATTGCAATGTACCAACTACCAGACTTAGGTTCATCTCCGAACTTAACCCATTCTTCTTTAAACAAACCTGCACCAGCGTTGTTAAAGGAAGACAAATATTCTTGTCCAAATGCAAAGGAACTCAATGTCCTCTTAGCAGCTTCAATCTCTTTAGGGTCAATGGTTTCGTTATCTGCAGTAGTAAAGTGCCAAGACTTCCACTCTTCATCGTCACCGGCTTGTCCTAGCTGATACCAGTCATAAAAGTGATTACGACCAGATGGGGTAGAAATAAACATGGCTCTACCTTTTTTATCAGACAAAGATGCTCGTAATACCTTTTCCCAAATCTCTGCTTTAATAAACGCACACTCGTCCATCACTAGATAAGTCAAACTGACACCACGAAGCGAGTCAGGATTATCTGCACCACGAACTAAAATCTTACGACCATTTACTAAAGTAATCTCTAAGTTGTTGATGTGAGCAGACTTGATAATCGGTCTACCTAAGTCCATCAACAAATCCCAGATAATCGTTCTAGCTTGTCCTAGCGTTGGTGCGACATACATCACACTAGAACCTTCAGGACAATTTAACCCTTCAATCAATAGGGTTACTGCAGATAATCTACTTTTACCACAACGACGACCCGCAGCAATAACCTTAAAGCGAGTAGTGTCTTTAAATACTTCTTGTTGCCACTTTAGCAGACTGAAGTTCAAATCTGCCATTATTCTATATCCTTTATGACTACATCAGTATAATCGTTTTCAATTACTTCTTCCGCAGTTTCTACCGTTGGAGAATTAATCCCAGTAATATTAATACTAATCTGCGGAGTACCACCACCACTCTTTGCTTCAAAACTAGACAAAGGTAATAATCGTTCTCCACAGAACTTTAACATTGCACCCTGTGCTGGATGTCCGTCAGCAAGTGCTGTTTCAATAATCTTGGTGATAACACTGTCACCAGCAGTAGCAAGTAGTCTTGCTTTAAACTCGGCTATTCGGGCTGCATCTCCGGGAGGTCTGCCCAGTGTGCCGGGATTCTTCTTTTTAGCAATTGCCTTGTTTGAAGGACGACCACGCTTAGGTTTACCATTAACCACTTCTCGTCTGCGAATCTTTGGTCTTTTCTTTTTTTCAAGAACAACCACTTCGTTTGAAGACACATCATCAGACATTAGTCTTTTATCCTTTTAGGAAGACACATTAAAAAAATTCAGAGCCTACTAATACTATAGAGTGCTATCGGTGATTCGTAGTTCGCTATCGGAGAGGAGGACTACCTGTTGGTTATCGTCCTCCTTCGCTACAGCTATAATCATGTCGTCCCGAAGGGGACTGGACCGATTACTTTATAGTGTGTTGCTTAACTCTTGTAAAGCGATTTTAGCATACTTTCGTGATTTTGTCAAGCATTATTTTTATAACCACAGTACAAGTATGTCTTTATCGTAGCGGGGCTAGGGCAACTTTGAAGACCTCCGCAGACCTGCTTCGCAGTGAACATTTTCCATTATTGACAATGTTGTCTATTTTATCTTTTATTATCAATCAGTTAAGTCTATATTAGCATAAGTCCTATTTTACTCTTTTGTGTACGGTGTAGCATCCCACAATATTATACTATAACATCAACCCCCTCCCCCCATATAGCGAAGTAAGCACTCACTTACATTACTGTGTTGTTTCTATACCACATTAGGGATACTCTATTGACTTAATAGGTAAAAACTATCAGTATGTATTGCGTTGATGCACCTATACAGGGTAACCTAGACCAGTGTTGTATTTACGCAACTAAGGGTAAGTCCCTATAAAATAATTGTATACTTTTATAGAATTGTGCCGTTATACTAATGGTAAGCAGCACAATTAAACCGCAGTATCCTAAACTGGAGGCATTAAAAATGAGCGCATTAATCTATCAACACGTAACAGACACTATTATTAAGCAGCTTGAGAGCGGCGCTGCGCCATGGGTTAAGCAGTGGCAAGGCAGTAGCAGCGGCAGCCATAACGTTATCAGCGGCAAGGGTTACAACGGCATTAACACTATCATTCTAGGCATGAGCGAAGCTGCAGCCGGTTACAATTCCGGCGCTTGGGGTACTTATAAGCAATGGCTATCAGTCGGCGCTCAAGTTAAAAAAGGTACTAAAGGCACAACGATAATATTCTATTCGCCAGTGACTGGCAGCAAGGTAACGGCAAGCGGCGAAGAGAAAAGCTATCATTATGTCTTAAAATCATACAGTGTATTTAATGCCGACCAAGTCGACGGATACACTGCACCGGCTGCACCGGTTAAAACGTTTAACAGTATCGCAGCGCTTGAGACACTGGCAGCCGCCAGCGGCGCAGTTATTAATCATGGCGGCGACAAGGCATTTTATAGCCCTTCTCAAGATTTTATTCAGATGCCGCAAAAAACAGACTTTAAAACAGAGGCGGCTTATTATGCTACTTTATTGCATGAGCTCACTCACTGGAGTGGCGCAGCCAGTCGCCTAAATAGGGACTTATCAGGCAGGTTCGGCAATGAAGCATATGCCGCCGAAGAGTTAATAGCCGAATTGTCGGCAGCATTCTTATGCGCTCAATATCAAATTGACGGCGACTTGCGCCATGCTGGATATATCGCCTCTTGGTTGAGAGTGCTCAAAAACGATAATAAGGCAATATTTAAAGCCGCAGCACTGGCACAAAAAGCAGCCGACTATATTAAGGCATTCAGCAGCGAAGAGGCAGCGCAGCCAGTCGCCGAAGAGTCCGAATTGATAGCAGCATAACTAAGGGTATATCCTAGGTTGACTTTACCGGTTAACCTAGGCAATATCATTCTAGGCAGTATCCTAAAAACTGGAGGTAATATCATGGCAGCAAAAAAAATCAGTGGTTATATCATTTATAGAGGCTCTTCACTATTGGACGGAAAACCAATTGTAGCCGTCGCAATAACTAACAGTAGCAATGTAAAAACCGGTGATATGGTTCAAACTTATATTTTGGTTGACAATGGGCTCTCACCGGTGATTAATTCGCAGTCCCTTGCCGATGTATCAATATGCGGCGACTGCGACCATAGAAGAGGGCTAGGCGGCTCATGCTATGTTAACTTAGGGCAAGGTCCTAGAGCCGTTGCCGACGGCATTAATAGAGGCATATATCCGGATAACTTGGCAATGGCTGCGACACTATCAGCCGGTAGAATGGTACGTTTAGGTACTTATGGCGACCCTGCCGCAGTGCCAGCATTAATATGGCAAACCCTGCTATTGAATGCCAAAGGCAGCACCGGATATAGTCACCAGTGGAAAACCGGCAAGGCAAACCATGTAATGGATTTTTGCATGGCAAGCGCCGACAACGAGGCGGATAGAATTCTAGCGTTATCTAAAGGGTTTCGGACTTTTAGAGTCCGCAGCAGCGAAGAGGCATTATTGCCCGGTGAATTTGCTTGCCCTGCCAGCGAAGAGGCAGGAAAACGGCTCACTTGCGATAAATGCGGCGCTTGTAATGGCGGCACTGATACAAAAAAAGCCAGTCCCTCTATCATTGTGCATGGTAGTCTAAAATCTCGCTTTATTCCTATTAAATCAATTTAAGGGTTATATCATGATTAAATTTTTACAGGGTTGTATATTGGGGTTGCTATGCTTTACGCTGCCTTTTATCGTTTACGTTTACACTACTGGAGGATTTTAAAATGTCACAATTTCACGAGGTACTGGAATACCAATTTCACAATAGGAAGCCTAGTAAAAAGCAAATTATGGGTTGTATTGATAACGCTATAAAAAGTGGAGGTAAAGCAATTACAATTTCATGGGGAGAGAATGCTATCGACCTGAATATAAACCCGCATCATTCATACAATAGAATGGGGTTATGGTTCGGTAGCGGCTGGATTAAAAACATAGGCGGCGACGATATCGCCAGAGAATTAAACCGGAAAACTGGAGGGCTATAGATGACATTAAAGGAAGTGGCAGCAGCTCTAGGGTTAAGCCATCAAAGGGTTAGCCAATTAGAGCAGTCCGCACTTAAAAAGTTAAGGGTTGAGTTATCTAAACGCAATGTAACTTATGAGGAGTTTTTATCATGCTTAAAATATTCTTAACTATAAAAGGTATAAAATGAGAAACCCTTATACATGGTTTTACTGGCTATGTGGTATTACAGTCTACACTCAGGTTATGATATGGCTATTAAGAGCCATTAAACAGGCTTTATAGACGACTTTGAAGGGTAGTTGAGGGGTAGGTATCACTTAAGAGCTAAACAGCTCAGAAAGGCTATATTATGAGAGTATCGGATGTGGATTTAAATACACTAGTTATTGAGGGTATAGACCATACAGACCATCCAGACTATTGTGATGCTTACTATAGTTATGGTCAATTGAATAGTGGTTTAACTATGACGGATGAGCAATTAGAAAGGTTTAAAGACCTATACCCTAATTTATTTTATGAGATGCTAACAAATACTATTTATTAAGGAATTATATTATGAGATGCACTTGTTGCAATGCAGCATTAACAGACTATGAAGCTACTGTAAGACATGGTATTACTAGGCAATTCCTAGAGATGTGCTCTACTTGTTTAAAATCTGTGGATGCTTATATCCCTGTTATGGTTAGGAATGACCTGATAAGTGAAAACGATACAGGGAATGGGGAATTGTTGGAAGACAATGATTACATAGATGACTATGAGAATGACGACATAGACGACTACTGGAATGAGAGGTAATATATGATTGCTGCACTATTTGCAAGGAATGACAGTCGATATAAGGATTTTCCTGATACTTATGATGTATACGACATTGATAGGGATGCTAGGAATTTTATAGGGGATTATCCCGTTATTGCTCATCCGCCTTGTAGGGCATGGGGTATGCTTAGTCATATGGCAAACCCTCGACCAGACGAAAAAGATTTGGCATGGTTCGCATTAGATAAGGTTAGAACCAATGGGGGGGGCTGGAACATCCTAAAGGTAGTCGATTATGGAA